ATGTCAAAAAATCAGAACGCAAAAATTATTTTTGTTGAAGGTGAAACAGAGTATGCCTTGTTTCAAAAGATGAAGCAAAAAGGTTTGATTAAATTCAAAAAAATTGTCAAGAAGAATTTTTGGGTTGATGATATAAAGAAATATGCAGTTAACATACCTAAAAATTGTGATTTAATAGTTGTTTTTGATAGTGATGTTATTGATAGGGTTGATAGGTTTATTCAGAATGTTAATTACTTAGCAAGCAGAAAACATTCGATTTTTTTATTGCAACAGACCAGAAATTTCGAAGAGGAAATCGCGTATTGCTGCTCTGTAACTTTAAATAAATTGATCGCTTCGTTTTGTAAATGCAAGACATCTGGAGTTGCAGATTTTAAGCGAGATTTTATATCTTCATCTAATCCTTTTGATAAGCTAGTGGCTTTAGGAATTAACCGGGATAAGTGGTTCAAAAGGGAGTTACATCATTCATTGTTAAGTTTATCAAAGTATAAATCAGATTTTTCAACATATTTTAATGCGGATGTTATTAATTTATGATATCTGTGTGCTAATGTTATTCGTTACTATGGGAGAATTTCATTGTGCTGATAAGAAATACAAAGCATAGTAAATCTCCTATTCTCCCGCATAAGTTAAACGACAGTGCAAGTTTAAATTCGAATCATACTATCAGTATACATTCAAGATGGCAATTATGTTTTTATGGCAAATATCTTATTAAATAACCAATTTAACCCATTCCTGACCACGAGTATCGTTATAGCGATCGGTGGTTGCCTGGACTTTATGTCCCAGTAATGTTTTTGTATCGATACCCTGCGCACGGTACAGCCGTTCTGACAGGGAGCGTTGTTCATGAAATGTTGGTGGTGTTTTTCCTGCTGGTGGAATTATTCCAGCCAGGTCCCGTGCTTTGGCAAAGTAATCGCTCAGGTTGTCTTTACTCATCGGCTTTGGTTGTTTCTGGTGCCGACTATGGATTAGATATGGACTTAATATTCTGTCTCTGCACCCATCAATAACTTCTTTTAACGTTATTCCAATGGCATCACAGCGTAGTGTAAGCGGTAACGCCAGACGCATTCCGGTTTTTCCCTGGGTGATATGCAAGTGTTCGTTCCACACATCTGAAAAACGCATGTGGCAAATGTCATCACGGCGCTGACCAGTAACAATCGCAAGAAGCATTGCGTTACGGATAAAGTGTTTTTCTGGCGTTGCGTTGTAAATTTTTTGCCAGTCTTCCAGGGTGAGTCTGGCTCTGGTTACTTTAGGGATCGGTTTACGGGTGGCCTCCGGAGGATTCCATCCAGGAGGAACTTCCCCTGCATGCTGTGCTTCTTTATAAATATCAACCCATAATCCGCGATTTACTCTTGCTGTGCTGACCATGTCTTTATCCATCCACTCGTCCAGTATTAATGCAAAGTCTCTTACCTCCAGTTCTTTCAATGGGTGGTTTCCCAGGCGGGAAACCAGGTATGCAGCCATTCGCACTTTTTCTTTGTGGGTTGTAGCTGCAATGTCTCCATTTTTCAGTCGCGAATCCTGTATTTTCAGATATCGATCAACCCATGCCTTTAATCTGATACCCCGACGTTTTGTTGCTGATGGACTTTCATCAATTTTGCGCATGAAATATTCTGCTTCTGCTGCAGCTATTCGCTGATTGGCTGTTGAAGCGATTTTTTCTGCCTTGACTTTGTCTGTCCCGAGTCCGTGAAATTTTCCAGTCACAGGATTTTTATACTGGTAGTAAACCTTGCCAGTTCTGCGATCAAACTTTTCGTAAAGAGCTGCTACGTCAGTACTGTTTTTTCGTGGCCTCGGTGACATGGGTTAAAATCTCCTTCAGTGCGTCATCATCGCCAGTATGAATTTCCGGCGCAATTCCAGCTTCACCCGGTCCAACAAAGACTGCGCGGCGATCTATTAGCCAGCGACCACGAATTTTTTGTGGTCTTGGTACGATGTATCCAAGTTTTCCGTATTTCACCAGGGTAGTGTTTGTTATTGGGAGACTGAACCGCTTAGGTTTCCACTCGTCGAGCGTAATCAGGTACTGTTCGCTCATGACCATCACTCCGGAACGCGCCAGTTGCAGAATACCAACCACAACCGGCGACGGTTGAACATTAAAAATCAGCCTGATTCGGGAACAGTTTTTGCCAGATAGCTGAAACGTATTTTGCCTGGTAACGGGCGTCATCAAGTGCATTATGGCGCTCACCTTCGAATGGAATAGCCGTTCTGGCATCGAAGTCTATGGCTTTCCCCAGCTCAACGATTGTGCGTACATCGCGATCGTTGTAGTAACGCCACGGGCAGGGGATCCCCTGCCGTTCGTATGAACGGCGCAAAATCGTGTTGTCGAAGTTGGCTCCATTTCCCCAGACCTGAACAAAAAATTCACCGGAGTTTTCGTCGATAAATTCCCGCAATTGTAACAGTGCATCATCTAACGGGATTTCATCGGTCATAATGGCAGATTGCGCTTCGCGTGATTGCTTAAGCCACCATTTAATGGTGTCCCGATCAATGACTCCGCCAGCAGTTTCCAGATCGATAGTCTTACTAAATTCCGGTCCCATATCTCCGGTTTGCGGATCGAAAAATATTGCACCTATTGAGATGATCGGGGCATCAGGATTTTTTCCCATGGTTTCAAGGTCGATCATTAGATGGTCACACGTCCTGCTGGTGGATGTGATTTCACGATGACCGTTCACCTTAATTAAGAGATTGGCTGTCTCGCCTGTTTCATTATTGCCATTGGCATGTTGATCGCCTTCGGTGCACTCCTTGTTCGGGAGTCCGGCACTTTCCATTTCCTCCGGATCTTTTTCCCGGGCTTCATCCTGGCTTTCTTCGTTGAATGTCTCCTGGTATGTTGCGTCGCCCATCACCGCGCCACAGTCAGGACAGTTGCCGCCGCCGGTCTGACCGCAGGCTGTGCAGACTTTTTCCGGTTCCTGTTGCGCTACTGGTTCAGGCTGTTTCGTTTCTGGCTCGTTTTGTTGCGCATTTGGACTGTGTTGTTCCGCTTTATGGCCTTTCTGTTCCGTTTCTTGCTGGTTATGGTTCACCGAATCGCGGGTTTCAATCCCCTTCACCCATTTTGGATCATTCGGGTCGCTAATCCCTTCAACAAATTCTCCGTGAGAAGCAGCCAGTAATTTATCTGCATCGACAGGATTTTTGGGTGGAATGTTTTTCCTGGCTTCATAAAGTTCTGCACGCAGTTTCTGATATTTCGCATCAACAGAATTTATCTGTGGCTGAGCATCCATCGACTGCGTGTCCTGATTATGTTCAGTTGTATCCGGTTCCACTGCTTCAGTCGTTGCCTGTTCATCTGCCATTGCGCCAGATGGCTGCGGTTTTTCTTCATCATCCTGTTTTCCTTCTTTTGTTACACGCTGCGGGATAGGGGCAGAGGAGCGACCGCAGGCAATATCCACGATTTCCGGATAAGGGTTGGCATGATCGGTTTCGGTCAGTACTTTGTTCAGATATTCGGTAACACGGTGGGGAGTAGCCTCGATACCAATTGGTGCTTCTTTCACGGACGCAACTACTATCGCGCGGGAATAATCCAGGTGACCAGGCATGGCGATGAATTTGTCACGAAAAACAGAAAAGGGCGGCTTATTCTCTGAAACGATTTCTTCAATGCGTTTGGCGTGTGCCGGATGTGGATTGTAAATATCGATGTCCATTGAACGGGCCAGAACGCCAGCGGCAACGTCACGTTCCACTGACGCATCATCGTGGACAAAACCTTCACCGCGATCGGTAAGAATTCCTCCGCCAGCATTAGCGCCGGACGGGGTGCGATTGATTTCAGATACGCAATTTCCCTTTGCCCACTCTTTTGTCAACAGCCCCTGATCAAGGTAGTCAGTCTTCATCCAGGTGGAAATGAACTTGTCGAATTCTGCCGGGCTGATACGGCGTGTTGTTGCGTGAGTGAATGCCTTTTCCACCGAATGCGCCAGTCTTCCAAGATGATGGTTTGTCAGCTTATCCAGCTCAGGATGCGAACGTACTGCAGTAAGCAGGCTCTGTATGTTTCCATCTTCCATATCCATTTCGATGCGGATCACGTCCTTGCGTTGTTCTGGTGTGGCGTGATGTTTGTATTTCTCGTCGAACTCCTGACCAAAGAAGTAGAGGTGCAGGAAGCGATGGGTAAGACTCAGGGTGGAGACGGGGATTTCACATTCAGGGCAGTCATCGTTGCTGTCCGGGGATTCGCTTTTATCTGCGTTCTCTGTCTGAGAGTCACTTTGTTCATCGCAGTCACGGCTGACACCTGTAACAGCTTCGCCGCTGGTATTGTCAGTGCTGGCTGGTTTGTCCTGAACTGAGGGGGAAGGCGCTATAAATATCATTGTGATGCCATCTTCTCCGCCTTTTTCATAGCGGTTGCAGAATTCGGTATCAAACACACCTTCAGGCGGCAGGTCATTAACAATGGGCAAATTCACGCGAACAGGTTTTTTGAAATCCTCTTCGTCAAATCCAGCATCGTCCATTGCGACAACACCCCGTGATATTGCAACCGATAATTTTTTTGCTGTGCGCCAGTAAAAACCGCCTTTAATCCCAAGGCGTTTTCTGACTTTGTCATTTTTGGCTTCGTAATACAGTGCAATTTCTTCTTTATCAGTGCTCATTGATAAACCTCATAACTATTTTAAGGTTGTACGAATCCCTGCCATTGCTGGCATACTTAATCAACGGGTATGGTGTTAATATGGCTGGCGGGTTATCCAGCCGGTATTTCGTTATTCAGGTACAGCGATACTTTGTTTAACGGGAGACATTCACCGGAAATTTTTTGCTCGTCTCTTGCCTGATGGCAGGATTCTTTACTGGCATAAATTCCGGTAATCACATTCTGTGATTCACCCGTTATAAGAAAAACCGTCATCACCAGTGCAAATGCTGAAGTCATTGACATTCTCCGAAAATACCAAGTTCAAGAAGGGCAATTCTGGAGAGTATGGAATTATCATTGAGAAGATAAGGCTCATATTTTCTCATCTTAATGGCATCTTCAGTAAACTCCCGGTTACTGAGCAGAATACCAATATCAAAACACCCTTCAGACGTATTAACGTTTGGTAGTGACGTTTCCATTATCGCGTCCTCAACAATGAATTTTGTTGATGCGGCGCCTGGTGCCTCCAGGTGACGTTAACCAGTTAACAATTAACGTCGGAATACAGAAGGATGCCCGTTGCGCCCCGTAAAATACCACTTTACGGTTTTAACTGTTCCGCGTGCGCATAGCCGCATTCACCGCATCACAAAATTCACTTTAAAAAGGGCGGACATCAGTCAGCAACAAACCGATGCCGCCAATGGGTACACCACGAGGTTGCACTGGCTACACAACCGGAAGCGCACGGTCGAAGAAATTTAACGACAAGACTTATATGCAAAGAAACCTCTCCGTGCGCTTTCGTGTTATGCAATGACTTTTCAGGGTACATTAACCTGTGGAAACCTGTTTTTACTGGCGCTAATCAGTTGGCGTTTCTGGCTAACCAGCGATGCGCGCCAGCTTCGGTTTTAAACGTTTTACTTTTGGTATACGTCATCGCGGTAAACGTGCCGTCCTGATTGGGGAAGACGCCGCACACCAGAGATTCGTTGTTGCCAAGATCGATGGTATCCAT